GTATGATGACTCGACCGTTTACGTCATCTGGCTCAACCTCAAAGCCTGTTAGGCCATCCCCGCGTGTCACAGTCAAAGGCGTGATGAGATTACTCGTACCAATACCAACATTGCCTTTGTCGTAATATATGTCATTGCCGTTGACTTCCCATTCACCAGAGCTACCACTGCCCCCTAGTTTAATAATCGCATTACCATCGTTGGTATACAGTTGCTTGTTTGTCAGGTCAACCGCTAGTTCACCTTTGTCTACTTGTACTGTGCTAGGTGCGCCTGAGCCATTCTTAGTGATAATTTTAGTAGCCATTAATATGAGCCTCCGTCAATGGTTGACAGTGTAGTTGCTATAGAAGTTGTACCAGAGCCTGTCACAGCACCAGTTAGTGTAATAGTTTCGTTACCTAAGATATAGCCACTGTCGTTAGTCCACTGGCTGATGTTACCTGACTTATTAGTTAATGTGTCACTAGAGTCTGCTGTGATAAAAGATGATAGATCCGGTGGTGTATACGTAAACACACCGTTGGTATTATTGTACTCTAAGTTAGCAACTCCTTCAGCATCCACTGTTACCGATAGGTCACCTAGCTGTATACCACCTCCGCCACCAGAGCCGCCTAGGAACAGCCATACGGCACCGTTGTACACGTACATGGCATCATTAGTAGTACTAAAGTACAGCGCCCCTGTCTCCAGAGGGTCACCTTTGTTGTCTACAGTTGGATCAGAGGCCTTAGGGCCTAAGTATCTTTTGTCAAAGTCATCGTACAGAGCCTGTGTAGCTAATTTAGAGGCCTCAGCATCTTGGGCACTACTGTCAGCCTCTTTTGCACTTTCAGCGGCCTTCTCAGCGTCGAGGGCCACTTGAGACGCATAAGCATCTGTAGTAGCATCACCAGATCCACCTTCGCCACGATAAATAGGCATAGAACGCTCCTGAAAATACAAAGAAAAGAAAAGGGGCCATTGCTGACCCCTGTGTTACACTTAAGCTTTAACAGCTAAGACCAGACCAGCCTCTGGGCGGAACGTCTGTACGCCGTAGAGAGTGTCAGCAGTGTACAGAGTTGACAAGTACTCCTGCTTGTACTGGGTTTGCGAACGTACTGCCATTTGCTCTGCGAGGACAATTGCGTCCTTGTGGAAGAACAAACAACCACGTACATCAGTGTCCAAGGTAGGAGCATTGGATGATACGTATACGTCTACACCGTAGAGGTTACCGATGAGTCCAGATTCAACCGCACGTCCGTTAACAAAGTCACTAGAGACGTAACGATCAATACCCATGATGTCCCGTCGTGCTGACGGAGGTACAACCAAGACACGGTTGTCCATAGGTACGTTGTTGTCGTCTAAGACCTTGATAGCTTCACGGAAGCCTTCGTCGTTAAAGGCACCAGCAGGCGTACCGTCAAAAGGTACAATACTGGTAGCATCAAACTCCCAAGTTGCTGAGTTAGTCCAGTCAGCCGCTGTCGTTGGATTAGCGGTACGTGTACCATCTCCAAAGCCTGTAGCACAGTTAATCAACGAGGTATCAACTTGTGTAGCCAATTGATAACCAGCGTCTTCTGTGTAGAACTGACGTAGGCTAGTGAGAGCCTGTACTTCTACGATGTCCTCGATGAACCGCGAGTACTCAAAGTGTTGGTCAATAGCAATTGTCAACTCTTCTTCTGTATTCGCTTGGATCTGTACCGCTGTATCCTTAACCTTGGCTGATACTTCACCACGGATAGGCTTAGGTACGTGAATCAAGTCACCTTTCTTACCTGACATACCCATACGCTTAACGAGGGGTGCCATCTTGAGGTTCTTTTGGAACGCCGCAATGATCTCATCACTCCAGATCTCTGGAATAAATGTGGCCGCTGTATCGACGTTTGTAATGCCCTGTGGGCCGGGATATACTGATTTTCCTGCTGACATTTTACTTCTCCTAAATTATTTTACCCTCCCGTCTGCATAGGCGGCCATTATTTCAGGCTGTAGTGCCATGTAGCGGTCAGGATCGCTTTGCATAAGTTTAATAATGTCAGCCCGACGATAAATCTTCTTACGTGACCCTTCTGATGATCCACGAGCGTTACCTGTGCTCGCCGCCTTAACAGAGTTCTTACGTGCCTGCTTTTCAGCTTGGGCTGTCTGCTGTACTGCTTGATTCTTATCCTTCCAGAGTTCAAACAGTTCATTAGCAGAGTCGTAGTCGTACTGTTGGTCAGCTTCTACAAATAACCTTGTTCTAATCTTTGATCCCTTGATCCACTCGGCAAACTTAGGATCCTGTAGTACAGTCTCCATATCAGGATGCCTCTGTTGAAGCTGGGCTAACGCGGCTTGCTTCTTAGCTTGCTGTGTGTACGCCTGTGCTTCCTTGATCTGAGGGTGATTATCAATTGCTCTTGAAACAGCAGTTTTAGGATCAATAAAGAAGTCTGTGTCATCTTCTTCATCATCTGGCTGTGGTTCAGGTGCTTTCTGTGCGAGTTGTGTCTGGATGTGTTCATCAACAACTTTGCGTAACTCACCAACTTCCGTACTCTGTTTACCTGTAAACTTCTCAAGTTCTTGGTGCATCTGAACAAGATCTTCTACAGACTTACCTTGGTACTTTTCCGGTAGCGTTGATTCTTCAGGAGTTTGTTCCTCTTCTTGAGGAGTCTCTACAGAATCTTGAGTATCTAATTTATCAGTTGTCTCTGTTTCATCCTCTGGACGCTCATCTACTAATGTTGCTCTTGACATTCTAAACTTACCCCGCCGATATGGTTATGGAGAAATATAATGGAAGTTACCCCTAAGGATTTCCGTTAGTTACTACCAGCCTTCTGATGCTCACGTACCCACTTCATGTGTCTACCGGGGAAGTCCCCAGAAGCACCTTCGAGTACACTAGCAGTAGCTGATATAATCTTTGTAGCGTTAGCACCACAGTCGCACCTACTGACTGTAATATCTGACTCTACAAATTCTTCAAAGATATGTCCTTGTTTACATCTAAATTCAAATACTTTAATCATCTTTCTCTTCACTAGCCCCTTCATAGTTAGTATTTACTATACTCTCCATATTAATTAAATGAGCTAGTACATTAAGTTGACCCTTACGGAAGAACATGTCGTCTGGGTCTTTAGTAGCTTCAACACTGTTAATATTAAAGGCATTACTGCTAAATTCCTCCATAAGTTGTTTCCAACCAGCGGATGAAAAAAGACTAAAGTAGTTGTCATAGTATTCTTGTGTTTCTCGGTCCATCTTGAGGCCTCTAGGTTATCTCCTAAGTATACTATATATTATAACATACTTTTACTCAAAAGTCAAGCTTTATTTACACTTTTGGTACTATTACCACTCTTAGTCTTCTCTAAGGTGGCAATTTTAGCCTCTAGGGCGTCCACACGGGCCTCCACAGCCTCAAAAGCACCGTTGATCTGCTTAAGTAGGTTATTGATTTCAGTCGGTGTCATTAGCATCTTGGTCTATACTCCATCATCAGTAGGTAAATCGGTAGGGGCATCAGCTTCATCGTCCTGAGACCTATAAGGTGTCTCAACCAGCCCACGTATCATAAAAGTGTATTCATTCGTGTTGCTAAAGCTATAATTAGGCTTTGACCAGAACCTATTCAGTGTAAGCTTCGCATCACTATTGCTGTAAGGACTTGATGATATTTGTAAAATTCCTGCCCTTACGACTAGCATTGGCTCGCCCACAGCCTTGTGTTCCCAAATTTCTATCTCTGAGTCTTCTGTACAGTCATAATATACAACCATCGTTGAGCCACCTCTTTGGTTATAGGCTCTATATAGATAAATGGTATTTCCAGATGCTTGAAGGGACCCAGATGTCATTTGGTTGTTACCTAACGGCCCCAAGCTGACATAACTGTATTTATTATCGTATCCGCTGTGAAGCATTACAGGGGAGCCTGAAGATGACTGAACTATAGAGTCAACGTAC